CGAGAACATCTACGCTGAAGTCAAGGCCGTGGCCCGCGTCTAATCGGCCGGCGGTTTAAGCGTGGCCCCCGGCTATACGGGGGCGCTTGAAGAGAGCGGACTCGACGTAAATCACCTTGAACGTCTCAGATGCCGGGCAGTGATACAGGCGCAATCTGAGCTAGAGAGTCCGTTCCCTTCAAGCCCCGGCACCGCGATCCCCATAGTTTCTTGTCGCGAGGCCGCCGCCTCCCGGTCCTGCCGGGGCTCCTCTTAGTCCAGTCACGAAAGGCACTTGCCCGTGAGTCAAAAGCTTTTAGCGCATTTCACCCGGACGAAATATGGGCATTGTGGGGCGTTAAAAATGCGCGCCCATGCCGTACCATCACCCGCCCCATAATCGCCCGCCACGCGCCGGATTTACCCCGGTTCCGGCGGGTTTTTCGCGCCCATAATCGGGCAATTTCCCCACCAACCATAACCCCACGGAAAATCCCATGAACACAGTCCAGCTCTCCTCCATCATCATCAAAGCCAACCGCCAGCGCCAGGAATTCGACCCCGAGGCGATGCAGGAACTCAGGAACTCCATCGAGGATCGAGGTCTCCTTCACGCCCCTGTCCTCCGCCGAGAAGGCGAGGATTGGGTACTTGTTGCCGGGGAGCGCAGGCTCAAGGCTATCGAGGAGATTTTCGCTCTTGGCGGGCAATTCACCTACAACGGTGAGGTCTTCGATAACGGTTACGTTCCCTTCACGGACCTCGGCTCGCTGTCCCTCCTCGAAGCCGAAGAAGCCGAACTCGACGAAAACCTCAAGCGTCGCGACCTCACCTGGCAAGAGCACGCTGCGGCAGTTGCCCGCCTCCACGCCCTGCGGCAAGCGCAAAAGGAGCAGGCCTACGTGGAACTCCCGCTTGCCGCACAACGGGTTACTCCTCCCCCCGCCCAGACCGTCGCCGACACTGCCGAAGAGCTTACTGGTCGCCGCGACGGCGGGTATCAAGACACCGTCCGGAAGGAAATCCTCGTCGCAAAACATCTTGACAATCCTGTCGTCGCCAAAGCGAAGTCCGCCGACGAGGCTTTCAAGCTCTTGCGGAAAGAGGAAGAACGGCAGCGCAACATCAAGCTTGCGGCAACGGTCGGCGCCACCTTCAATGCCGGCGAGCACCAACTCTTTCAGACGGATTTCCGTGAGTGGATGAAGCTCCACGAAGCACAAGCCCGGTTCGACGTGATCCTGACTGACCCGCCTTATGGCATGGGGGCGGACGGTTTCGGCGATGCCGCGGGAAAGCTCACTGGCATCACCCATCAATACGACGACTCCTACGAGACCTGGCAAGCCCTCATGCGGGAGTTTGCGCCGCTCTCCTTCGCCGTCACCAAACCCCAAGCCCATGCCTACGTGTTTTGCGATTTCGATCGCTTTCATGAACTCAAGTCCTTGATGGAAACCGCCGGATGGTATGTCTTCCGCACGCCGCTGGTCGTCCATAAGCTCAATTCCGGCCGAGTCCCTCTCCCTGACATGGGACCGCGCCGCCAGTACGAAATCATTCTCTACGCGATCAAGGGGAAAAAGCCCGTCACGCATATCTATCCTGATGTTGTGGCAGTATCCGGCGACGACAACCTCGGTCACGGCGCACAAAAGCCTGTTGCGCTGTTCCAGAACCTTCTCCAGCGCAGTGTACGGCCAGGGGACGAAGTCCTTGACGTTTGCGCTGGAACGGGGGTAATTTTCCCTGCGGCCCATACCTACAAGGTCAAAGCTGTTGGACTGGAAAAGGAAGCGGAATACTACGGGATCGCGCTCAAGCGCCTGGAGGATCTCCGGCAAGCGGAACAGCCCGCGCTCTTCTAATCACTGAACGGCAGGAGGCAACCATGCAACGACGGAAAGGAGCTTCGACCCGTCAGGTCGGCGGCACCCACTACAAAAACAAGGCAGTGCAGACCTGGGACGTAGTGGATACGTGGTCGCGGGAGCAGCGCATCGGCTACTACCGCGGCAATGCCCTCAAATACCTGATGCGGATGGGGGACAAAGACCTTCCGGAGCAGGAAATCGGGAAGGGCATTCACTACCTGGAAAAGCTGCTCGAAGTGCTCAAGGAGGTTCAAAATGGAAGTTAGACCAGTCGGTCCATGCCCGGCGAAGATCATGATTGTCGGGGAATTTCCTGGGGAGCAGGAAGTTACCCGCGGAGAGCCGTTTGTCGGCTTCGCCGGGCAGGAGCTTTCCAAAATGCTCGGCGAAGCTGGTATTTCGCGGTCGGCCTCCTTTCTGACCAACGTAGTCCGCATCCGGCCGCCAGGGAACTCCATCGAAGCCTTCATCGCAGCGAAAAAGAAAGACATTACGGGACAGCACGTCATCTTTCGGGATAAATTCGTGCTCCCCTGCGTCAGGGACGGGATTGAACTTCTCAAGCGCGAGATCGAAATGTGCCGCCCGAATCTGGTCATCGCCCTTGGCAATACAGCGCTGTGGGCTTTGACAGGGAAATGGGGGGTGACTTCGTGGCGGGGGTCGGTGATGCAGACCGACCTCCCCCTGGCCCTTGACTACGCCCCGAAGGTCGTTCCGGTCTACCCACCAGCGGCGATTCTGCGGCAATGGTCGTGGAGGCAGATAGCGGTGCAGGACCTGCGTAGGGCGGTAAAAGAGGCGAAAACGGCGGTGTATTCTCCGCCGGATTATCAATTCATAATCCGGCCGGATTACTCCACCGTACTGACAATCCTCTCTCAGTTGTACTCGCAGCTCCAGGCCCGTGAAGGGAAACTCGCAGTTGACATCGAAACGCGCGCCGGGCACATTGCCTGCATCGGCGTGGCATGGTCATCGCGGGAGGCTCTTTGCATCCCACTAATGTGCATGGAGCGGGCGGATGGGTACTGGCCGGTCGAGCAGGAAGCCGCAATCGTTTTCGCCCTCTACCAAGTTCTAATCCACCCGAATTGTCAGGTCATCGGCCAGAACTTCCTCTACGACGCGCAGTACATCTGGCGGCATTGGCATTTCCTGCCCAGACTCCACCGGGACACAATGCTCGCGCAGCATGTGCTGTTCTCCAATCTCCCGAAAGGTCTCGACTTCCTCTCCTCGATGTACTGCGAGCACCATCTCTACTGGAAAGACGAGGGGAAGGAGTGGGATGCGAAAACCGGGGAAGACCAGCTCTGGACCTACAACTGCAAAGACGCCGTTATCACCTTTGAAGTGGATGACGCGCAACAAGCTGCAGTCGACGCAATGAAACTCCGAGAGGTCCATGACTTCCAGCAGGAACTCTTCTGGCCTGTCCTCGAAACGATGAACCGCGGGCTGCGTGTTGACACCGCGCGGCGAGCGGAGTTTGCCTTCACACTCCAGGAGGAAATCGCCAAGCGCGAGCAGTGGGTTACTGATGTTGTCGGCATGCCGCTGAACATCAAATCCCCTGTCCAGATGAAGGAGCTTTTCTATGACTCGCTCGGGCAAAAGCCAGTACTGGATCGAAAGACTGGTAATGTTACTTGTAATGACGAAGCGCTGCGAACTCTCGCTGAACGAGAACCTATCCTGCTACCACTCGTTAAAAAAGTGTCTGAGCTCCGTAGCCTTGGTGTATTCCTCTCGACCTTCGTGTCAGCTCCACTCGATGTTGATGGGCGCATGCGATGCTCTTTCAACATCGCAGGGACTGAAACTTACCGTTTCTCCTCCTCCAAAAACGCCTTTGGATCGGGCCTCAACTTACAAAATATCCCTAAAGGAGGCGACTCCGCAGACCTCGAATTGCCCAACGTTCGAAGTCTGTTTATCCCCGATCCAGGGATGACTTTCTTCGACATTGACCTGTCCTCGGCGGACCTCCGAATCGTGGTCTGGGAAGCGGACGAGCCGGAGTTCAAGGCAATGCTCAAAGAAGGCCTCGACCCCTATACTGAAATTGCCAAGGAGTTTTACCACGACCCTTCAATCACCAAGCGCGACCCTCGGCGGCAGACCTTCAAGTCCTTCGCTCATGGCACGAATTACCTCGGGACTGCAAAAGGGCTTGCCGAGCGCCTCGGCCTAGGCGTGCACGAAGCCGAGCAAACACAAAAGTGGTATTTCGGGCGGTTCCCGAAGATCAAGCGCTGGCAAGACGATCTCAAGGACCAAGTGTACAAGCGCAGGATGGTTCAGAATGTTTTCGGGTATCGGTGCTATTTCTTCGACCGGATTGAGGGGACAATCTTCAACCAAGCCGCCGCATGGATTCCTCAATCCACCGTGGCGTGCCTGATCAATCGCGCGTATGTCAAAATCTACAATGAACTGAAGGACGTGCAGATCCTGCTCCAGGTGCATGACAGCCTTGCGGGGCAGTTCCCGACCCACCTCGGGGATTGGATGGTGCGGCGGATCGTTGCGGCAGCGGAAATCCCTTTGCCGTATGACGGTGACCCGCTGACAATCCCGGTGGGAGTTAAGACTTCGAACGAGAGCTGGGGAGGTTGCGAATGACCCGCCAATTCCCTGACTGGCTTTCCGCCTTCATGGACTACGCCTCCTACGGCGAAGCCCCGCGCCATATGTACTTCTGGTCCGGGGTTTCTGCCGTGGCGGGGGCTCTCCGGCGAAAGGTCTGGATCGACCAAGCCTATTTCAAGTGGTTTCCGAACTTCTACATCGTGCTCGTCGCGCCGCCTGGGATCGTCTCCAAATCCACTACAGCCGGCATTGCCATGAACCTTCTCCGCAAGGTCCCCGGCATCCGCTTTGGTCCGGATGTAGTGACTTGGCCGGCGCTAATCTCCGCCTTCGCGGAAGCCACTGAAGGCTTCGAGCTCAATTCCGAAGTTCACGTCATGTCCGCCCTGACCCTCGAATCCAGCGAGTTCGGCAACCTCCTCAACCCGCAGGATAAGGACATGGTGGACCTGCTTGTGGCGCTGTGGGACGGGAAGCCCGGCACTTTCGAGAAAAAGACCAAGCACTCCGGGAATGATAGCGTCGAAAACCCTTGGATTAACCTTATCGCCTGCACCACACCTTCATGGATTGCGGGGAATTTCCCAGAGTACATGATCGGCGGGGGATTTACTTCCCGATGTGTGTTCGTCTACGCTGATCAGAAAGCGAAGTTCGTAGCCTATCCTGGGCAAACTGTCCCGAAAAACCATACGGAAATGGCAGCGGCTCTCGTGTCCGACCTCGAACACATTTCATGCCTTGCCGGCGAGATGCAACTCACACTGGAGGCCCTTCGATGGGGGGAAGCTTGGTACCAAAAGCACTACACCGTGCGGAACACCAGCCTTGACGACGACCGCTTCGGCGGTTACATCGCACGGAAACAGACGCATATCCACAAACTCGCAATGGTGCTTTCGGCCTCGACCGCCGACGACCTGAAAATCTCCGCAGAGCATCTAGCGATTGCGGATCAAATGGTTTCGGACCTCGAACCTGACATGCAGTTCGTATTCTCGAAGATCGGCAAATCCGACAATGCGCTCTACGCCGAGCGGCTTATCTGGTTTGTCCACTCAAAGGGCCGGGTCCCCTACCACGAAGCCTACCGCTACGTTCACTCCTACTTCCCGTCAATGCGGGACTTTGAAGACATCCTCGCGGGATGCCTGCGGGCGGGGTATATCAAGCTTGAGCAGTCGGGAGGGACGATGACGCTGAGCGCAGGGCAAGCCCTCCCGACTGCAACCGGGCAAGTTAAGGCGTAGTGCGGCGGTTAGGCCGCTTCGCCCGGATGGACCACACAACACCGACAAGAGCCACGATTCCACCTACTACGGCTTCAATCGCGGCTCCGTCGATTTGGTACTTCACCGCCAGCGCCCCGCCTACGCCAGTGAGCAGGTGCCGCAGAATCCCCTGCACAATCTCTTTGCTCATTTGATGAACCCTCCAGACTTTAACCAAAAGAATGCGCCAACAGCAATCGCGCCGGTGACGTAAAACAGTTTCTTCACGATCCCCTTCCCGATTTCCTGGTAGATTTGCGCAGTGAGCTTTTCAATGGCTTTTTCCGCTGCGCGTTCAGCGATCCGCTCAAGCACATCTTCGTCAGCCATTTGACAGAGCCCTAGGTCATAGTCGCAAGGCGGGCGATTGTTATGTTCTTTTGCCATGCTCCCCTCCGATCAGGCCGTGCGCTGCCAGAAGTACACCGCGAGGTATGGCATACGGTTTTCGTGGGCGCCTCCGCCACCTTGGGTCGTCACGGCGTGGGTGTGGCTCGCGCTGCTGTTGTCCAGGGTAATGGTATGGGTGTGGCCGCCTGCACTGTCAGTCTGGATTTCGTCGCTGGCGTATGCCACGGCGTTCGTCGTCTGATAGCTGCCAGTACCCATCCCGCTTTCTGTCGGTTCATTGATACTGGTGGCGTGGGTGTGCCCGCCTGCGCTCGACACGGTGCCCGAGTGCGTGTGGTCCGCGCTCTGCACCCCGGTGGCGCCGCCGTGGTCATGGGCTGGCATTTGCCCAATCGTCAGCGAAACCGATGCCGCGCCCCCCGTTGCACCGGCTGCATAGGTATCCCCGCCGAGAGTGCCCACACCGATCAGCGTGCGCCCTTCCGCAATCTGCGTCCACGTGCCGCCGAGGAAAGTGCCTGGGTTGGTGTTCCCTGCTGTGATGTAAATCGCGCCGACAGGGAAGATCACCGACGGCAAATCCTCTACCGCACCTCCCAGCGAAGTTTCCAGTGAAGTTTCCAGCGCCGAGAGTTGCTCGAAATTGACCGCATCGGTCGGGGCAGTGCCGGGAGCAAGCCGGATGATTTTGTTGTGCCCAAGGTCAAAGTCGTCGTTCGGGATTGCCTGCCCATCACGGTACAGGCAATTCGACAGCGCCTGTGCCACGTCATTCAACACGGTGTTGAAGTCCGCGGAAGCGATCAGTGTGTTCGGGACTGCCGGAAAGGCAGGGGTGGGGAGGGAGTAGAAGCCAGAGCCATCAAGGGGCATGATAGTTTCTCCGCGGGGTTATTGATCCGTAATACCGGGGGAATTACCTTCCCCTGACGCGCCTGCAACAGTCCCGAAGAACGTCGCAATTGTTGATACTGCCGAATGGCTATACGGCGGTTGCCTGCCGAGTTTAACCAGCGTAGCCACGCCTTCCGGCGAGGTCAAGAGCTTGTCCATGGTGCTGAGCGAATCCTGCTCCAAGAACCTCGCCCAGCGAAGCGCAGGCTGGCGGATTGGGGTCATGATGCTGAACTGCCCGAGCCGGCGGGTCAAGCCTTCGGAAGCGCCTTCTTTGATCTCCCCCGGACTCACCCCGCGGGCAGATCGCGGACGCCGGGCAGCGTCAGTCACAATCTGCATGAAGTTCTTGAACCCCTTGACATACGCTGCGTCCGGGGCGCCCTGCGCTCGCGCCATGCCCGCCAATACGTCGTCCAGCCCCTGCGCCTGCACGGAGGGAGTCCGCGCCTTCAAGCTCCGCGGGTCCCCGAAAAGCTTGAGCAGATTGCCTGCAATCTCTTCCGGCGCACGGCTACTTGCCTCCCCGGAGCCAATCGCTTTGGCAAACCTGTCAGCAATCCAGGTTTTCCCTGCATCGAGGAAAACACCTTCCTCCCCGGCCTTCCGCAGATCCCGCTCAAGCGTCAGGATTTCAGAGCGTTTGGCCTGTCCAGGGACATAGGCCGTTCCACGATCGAAAAGGGCAAAAATCTTCCCTTGCGGCGCGTTGACATCAGCTTGCGCTCCGAGCCGCCCGGCCAGATCCCCGGTGATAGACTTCTTCATCGGATTGACCGTGTCCTCCATGACCTGAGCAAAAGCCCGGTTGGCGGCGGCGAGTTCAGGTACTTCCCGCTCAACAATCCCACGGAAAATCTTCCGAATTTGCGCAGCCTCGCGCAGATCCTTTGCCTGAAGTCCGGGAGTGTTGAGTCTCCGCGCACCGAAGTTTTCCAGCGCATCGTCCACCGCACCTTTGACCATCAGGGCTTCGGACAAGTATTTCGGCCCGGGAGCCGGCGGAGGGGCGAGAGGCTGACCGTTCGGGCCGAGCAGTTGAGGGCCAGCCGGCGCCGCCTGCGCTTTGGGGGCGCGGAGAGCCTTCCGCACATCCTGGTAAATCTGATGCTCGGAGGTAGTCGGCCCGAAGCGCGCTGCGCGCTGCGCCAGCTCCTGGTCAAAGCGCGCGATCGCCGATTCGGGGAATACGGCATCCAGCGGTGCGTGGCGTTGCCAAGCCGCTCTGGCTTCCCCCATCCCCGCGCGGATCGCGGCATCCGCACCTTCCTGCACTTCATTGGACAGGATACGGTTGGGGAGGACTTCCCCCGGCAGCCTGCGAACCGCGCGCTGACCTGCCCGGGCGATTTGCGCAGGCTGCTCTCGAAGCTGCTCGATGACGTTTTTCCCATGCCGACTGGTGGCAAGCGCCTCCACATAAGCGTCGATATTCGAAGCTCGCGGCATGGCTTGGCTCAGGTTGATCGGCACACCAGCTTTTTGCGCGGCCTCCATTCTGTAAAGGGCTTCGAGCAGGTCGTTCTCCTGCACGCCGTCAAGGGCTTCCCGCGCGAGCGCGCCTCGGTTGGTCTTCGCGGCGGAAGCCAATCCTCCGGCGAGACCGCCAGTCAGGCCGCCGAGAGTTCTGGTCAGTGCATTGTCGTCAAAAGCTGCGGCAGCGCCTTCGGCTCCGAGACCTGCAGCTGTGCCGACGCCGAAAGCTGTCCGCGGTGCCGTCAGTGCACCGGGACCGGTCAGGGCCGCCACGCCAGATTCGAGGACTCGCGCCGCCATCTGCCCGCCGGAAGTCTCCGGCCGCACGGCTTCACGGATAGCCGTATCCAAGCCCGCAATCGCACCACCACCGGGGATAGGCAGTTTCGACCATTCCGGGGTAGGCATAGCCTGTTCCAGCCAATTCCCCGCTTCCATCACCATACGGGGGATAGCTGTCACCCCGCCATACACTCCGCTGGCCAGAACTTTCGGCGCTTCGCCAATGAAGGTTTCGTGGGTAGAACGAGCTTCCTCTTGGCTCGGCAGGCCGACTTGAACGGCTTGGCGCGTCGGGGAGAGCTGAGCTTTGAGAACTTCCACAATGGCGGCGTCCGACATATCGTCAGGAAACTCCACAACCCCCATGCCAGGGACTTCGATCTCTTGCGCCATTACTCAATCCTCCCAGTAGCAGGGTTGAACCGACGGCGGACAGGAGACCCTTGCCCGGCCGGTTGAGTCACGGGCTGCGGTTGGTTCGGTTCAGGGAGGTAGACCCCTTGAAACCCTTCCGAAAACACCCGCGGATCATCCTGATACACAGCCTGACTGAACGCTTTGTCAGCCGCTTGGTATTGCTGAATCTGCCGATTGGCCACGTTGTCCAGGATTTGGTAGAGCTGTTGCCGGGCCTGCGGACTCGAAGTTGCAAGGGGGAGCATTTTCTTGATCTCCAGCGCTTCTTCTTTCGTCACGCCGCGGTTGCCGCCGAACTTCGACACCAGTCCTTGCCACAAGTCAGTCGTCAGCGCGTTGAAGGTCTCGGTGTTACCGAGCTTCGCGGCGTCAACTTTCACCCCGACGGCTTCTCCGAGGTTGGTCAGGAAAGTCGCCGGACCGGAGGTCACGTTGGAGAAGATACCCCTGGAGTCAAGATTGCGCATTTCCGCGATGGTCTGCTTGACGTTTGCCGCCTGCCCAGCCTGGTTCCCGAGCGCCTCAACCTTCCCGGCCGCTCCCTTGAAATAGGCTTCCGAACCCGCCTTCTGTCCGGCAATGACAGGCCCGCCGACGCTGACGTTCGTCGAAACCTTCGGCGCGTTGTCCAGCTTCCGCATCTGTCCGGTCGACGGACTGACCTCATACAAGTCGCCGTTGATGACTGTCTGCATCGGTTTCGCTCCGCCGAGCTGCACAGTCTCCAGCGCATCCTTGTCGTAGATCGTCCCGCCGACTTCGCCGATATCGCGTTTGGGCTGGAAACCCGCCGTTCCGCGCACGAGCATGTCAGGGATCGCCGACCCCCTCGCATGGGGGAGGAGGTCCTTGACAGTCAAGGCATTCTTCCCCTCCGCTTCGAGCTGCTGCATGGCGAATTGCCGGAGCACAGGATTGCGGCTTGCGAGGGCGTCAAAGATCGCCTTGCGCCGGTCGCCGGTAACGGCTTGCGGAGGACCGGCCTGCCCGTTCCCAGGCTCGACCCACCCACCGCGAGAAGTGCGGTCGAACTGCTCGAACCCTTCCCGAAGCTCTTGCGCCCGGCGGTCGGCCAGGGCCTCACGCTCCTTTCCGAGCTTCTCCCCACCCTTCATGCTGATGTAGTTTTCCGCGAGGCCGGCGAGAAGACTGCCCATCGACGGAGCCGCGATGTGCCCGCCAACACTAACCGGCTGCAGCCCTCGTTGCATCTTTTGCTGCATAGCCTGGATAACAGACTCTTTCCGGCGAAGGCTCTCCTCCTCCGGGTCGTAGGAGAACAGGCTGACCTGATTTTGCGACATACTAGTCTCCAGTTAGAGCTGGCTGTAATCGACCATCTTGAAGCCGCTGGAATGGGTCGTGACAGCGGACGGGAGGACCTGCTCAACTTCATCGGCCATGACACCGCGCTGGCGCTTGCCGAAAATGTCGTACTCGTACAGCCCGATTCCAAGCGGGTGCGTCCCGATGCGCTGGATGTTGGATTTGAGGCGGCGGTCGCTGAACAGGCCGAGACCGTATGCCGTCAAGCCGGCATTGGCAAGGCCGAACAGACCTTGCCGTTGCGACGTTTGTTGTGCTTGGTTCGCGTTGTAGGCGTTCCAGATATTCCCGCTGACGTCTGCAGGTGCCACACTCGCCCCGCTTTGCGTGGAACCGAATTGCGGAGTCTGCAGCTGCGTACCCTGCCGAAGTGACGCAAGTTCGTTGAAGACTTGCCCGCGGCCCTGAAGCCTGGATTGCCAGTCGGCAATGGCTTCTTGCGTTCCTTGCTGCCGCCCTTGCATATCCCGGCCGAACTGCCCGGCGACAGCCGATTCCCCTTGAGTGACGGCGTTGTTCAGGGCAGTTTGGTACGCATCATTCCGCGCGAGGTTCATGTTCTGCATTTCGCGGTCATACGCCTGCGAACCTTGGGTAATGCCCTGCGCGGCCAAGGAGGATTGCAAATCCCCTTCCCGCTGACGGAACATCGGGTCCAGACGGCTGGTGGCTTGGCTGTACAGCGCGTCCTGGATTTGCCGGCGGTAGTCTTCATTCGAGGTCGGCATTGCCCCGCCGGGGAGGTTAAGCTCTCCAACCGGCCCCATGGATTGAATCGAACTGATCGTGGAGTCCGTCACCCCGCCGAGCTGCAGTTGCTGCGCGCGTTGCTGATCCAGCAACGCTTGAGATTGCGGGTCGAGAGAAATGGTCTGATTCCACGCATCCGGTCCGCGAGAGGAGTCTTGCGTCCAGGTCAACTGCCCCCACGGTGTGTACTGGTTCGCCCGGTTGAGGGCAGCCGTAATCCGTGCAGAGTCGATGTTAGCCTGACTCTGTGCTTGCGCGGTTGCGTAGGGGTCGGGAGCCTTCTCCCCGCCACCGAAGATCGAATCTACAATTCCACCCATTTGCATTCCTCCTTCAACATCCCAAACATTATCAGATCCCCGAAGTCAAACCCGCGGAGATACCCTTCCTCTCGAAACCCGACATGCCGCGCCAAGCGCAAACAGGCGGAATTATCCGCCGCAATGCTGGCCGTTAGTCGGCGGCAGCCAAGTGTTACAAAGGGGTGGTAGAACATCGCCCGGCAGAACGCTGGGCTGAACCATCTTGAGCTTTGGGAAGCGACGTGCAGGAAGCAATTCCCCTTTGCAACGCTTGTGAAAACGGCAACTCCTGCGAGACTGCCGTCGTCATAGCGGCTGGCTATCCATGTCGTACCACTAGGAAAGCTCAATTCCAACTTGTTTTCCGCGAGGGCAAGGGCATCGGGCCGTTGCTCATAGCAGATTTTCACATCATTCCGCCTTTTTGCAGGATGAAATCTGTTGCGGTCCAGATCATGCTAACGTCCTTCGACCGGACACGCAAGCGCAAAGCGAGAGCCCTGCCGGGGTAGTGATTGACGGATTTCCACTGAGCAGTGAGCGTGGCTGCTCGCGGGTCGTTGTCGAACCACAGAGCGTCATCCCACTCCCCAACGTCCCAGAGGGAACCGGTTTGGGGGAAAGTGAGCTGGTTGCCGGACAGACCGCGGTTGGCGTAATCGTGGTCGACGCCGAGCTGGAAGGACAGATTGCCGCCGTTGGAGGATACCAGCGGGCGGAGCATCGTCACACGGGTCAGGTTGCCTCGCCCGCCGGGGTAGAAGAAGGCTGTGCGGACACTTCCTTCAATCGGCTGGGGTTCCGCAAATTCCGCCTGCACATCGCTCCCGCCTTCCCAAGCGACATAGACGGTGTTTCCGCGGGCGAAGTGCAGGCGGGAGTTGAAGTACGCCCAGACTTCCGCCGGCATCCCTGTGAAGCGGGTCCACGAGCCTGTCTGTGTGTTCATGACGAACTGCACACTGTCGACCGGAAAGGCAGGGTTTTGGTACTGCACAGGAACATTGACAAGCAGCATGGAGAGGTTCGGCGCGCTCTCGATCTGCCAGCCGAAAAGATTTTGGTACTGCTGAGCGTAGTCAACCCAAGCGTTGGAGATCTTGTCGGACACCGCGCTTCGGGCGTCGACAACGGCGGACTGGAGAGCTTTGGACAGTGGGAACAGCCCCCGAACAGAGAGAAAGAGCAGGTCGCCGCCGAACTTGAACAGACAGCGCTTTCCGAGCGGCGCTCCGATTTCGTATACCCCTTTCAACCCCCACGCCGCTGCATTGGAGGGGTCAGTGCCTGCGTAGATCGCCACCTCGCCTTCGGAAGTGACAACGGCGAGGTAGTCATCCGGGCCGTTGCCGCCATCAAGTGTCCACGTCCCGATCGCAGCAATATACCCGCCCCGGCGGAAAATCGCTCCGAGAGGGAATTCCTGCGCTTCCCCGGCGATGGAGTTGACAGGGAGATAGTAAAACGATAGCGAGTGCCGGCGGCAGAGGAATAGCCTGGACTTGAACAGTGTGACGGCAGTGACTTTTTCGGAAGGGATGCCGGTCAGCGGAGGAGTGGAGGTAGGGGAAAGATCAGTCCAGGTCTCTCCGTTGTAGACTTTCGCCGGGCCATTGCCATTGCAACACCAGAGGAAATTCCCGCCGGCTGTGGAGATATTTACCGCTTCAAACGCGCCGTTGGCGGAATCGCTGACCTTGGGCGGAACCTCCCTGCTCCTGGACACGTCATAGATGCCGTAGTCAGTGCAGGCAAACATCTTGGAAAATCCCTTCAGCCCGTTGTAGACGAGCAACGAGCGGGTCCGCTCGCCTTCCGGGACCGCAGCCCAAGGGGCACTGCCGCGGCGGAGCTGAATATCCCCAGGCCGTGGGAAGAAGTTGTCGAGGAAGATCGCATCGTACTTCCCCATCATGGCAAGCGGATCGCGGGCATTCCACCCGCCGACAGGTGCCGGCGAACTATCACCGTAGGAGGTAGGGGAAGCCGCATTATTCGCGGGGAGGAACATCACAACCTCCAGTTACCGGGAGAGACGAGGATGGCCGGGCCGATGCTGCGCGTGTCTCCGTCCATGCTCAGGGTAGGCTTGGTGCCGTCCGCGCCGGAGGCTTGGGCAAGGAGAATCTCAAACAGGCGGAAGTCTTCCGCGTAGGGAAATCCTTTTTCCTTTTTCCATATCCAGCGAAGCCCGGAGAGCAGGAGCGTCGAATCGAGCAAGGAGATGTCAGTGTCGAGGGTGAAGGAGGGCTTGTAGACGTCAGTCGCTCCGGTCATGTCAACGCAGATAGCGGAACTGACATACTCGAACGCAAGGCAGTGCCCCGCTGGCATGGCCGGATGAATGAGGAGCTGCCCGCCACGAATCCTGTAGTGATGGTCGGGTCCGGTAGCCGGGGAAGCCTGACGACTCTGCCAATCCGACGGGTTGACTGGACCGGGGATGGCCTCTTGGTCCGTGCGATCGTGCAGGGTTTCGTTCAGGACGCGGTTGAAAGCGTGAGGCGCTAGGACAGACAGCGCGCCTTGGAGTTCGCCTTCAATCGAAGGGAAGACCGTCTCGAAGGTTACGCCTGTCCAGTTTCGGCGGCTGGTGATGTATTCCCCGACTTCGTTGAGGAGCCCGATCAGCTGCTCGATCATGTCGTCGTTGGCTGTGGCGGCAACGGTCGGGCGTGGAAGACCTTGGCGGCGGCAAAATTCCTGCACGAGTTGGAGAAGGGTTTTTGCGTTCGCGGGCGGGACAGGATGAGCTGTCGTCACAGGGCAAAGGCGGGTCGGAGGATCTTCCACCGTAGCGGACACCGTGAAGGACAGGGTATGCTGGTATGCGGTGGAGGGGAAGGGGGCCGGAGACTCGGTCAGGAGGACTTCAACGGAGCTGGTGTAGTTCCCTGGGGCGGTGGCCGCGCAACCGACAGACAAAGAGATACTCCCCCCGCTGGAAAGCGTGGTGTCGTCCGGCGTGAAGGTGAACAGGGCGAAATCTTGATCGCCGGTGATGCTGGTCACAGTGGCGGCGGAATGCTCAGTGCCGGGAGCGGAAAGGAGGCTGTAGATCGGGACTTCGATGGGAGGGAAGCCACCAGGCGGCGAGGGCGGGAAAGTAACAGCAAGCCCGCTGAGAACGCTCTCGGACGCGGAGAGCGAAGGCATCGTGTGGGGGAGGTAGGAATAGGTGAAAGTGAAAGAAATGCTGGAGGGGAAATCGCCGATCGCCTGATACCCTATCGTATTGACTACGCCACTGGGGTCCCCTGCATTTTTATCCGCAGTTACCGCTACGGCCGGGGAAACGTCGGGAAGCGCCCCAGTGCCTACAAGAGCCGTTTCCGAAGCTGTCGTTACGAGCAAGACCGCGGAAGGGGAGGCTGCCCCGCCCTCCGGCAACAGCCAGTCAATGCTGTAAGTTCCGCCGCCGTCCTCGGGAGCTGATGCGAGCGGAGGCATCGTGAAGGTAAGCGGCGCATCCCCGACAGTACACGTTGCACGGAAAGTGCTGTAACCACCCGCGCTACCTGCGCCGGATCGAGATTGCTGAATACCTACGTTGTAGACTTCAAAGAGGACACTTACGGAGTGGAGCACACCAGTTGCCGGGGAGAACTTCGTTCCGGCAGCGAGTTGCGCGAACAGGGTAGTTTGCGTGCTGACAACAGGGAGAGAGTCTGCGACAGAATCGGAAGCCGACGCAGCAAACGGGCCGAGGATTCCGTAAGTTTTTGTGCTGGTACTGGAACTGAAAGCCATAGCAGCCTCTCCCGTTGCCGTATTGGTTAGAGCTTTTTCGCACCGGATTGCAGGGCGGACAAGGCATCGACCTTCGCCCCGAGGTCACGGAGCTGGCCTTCGAGCTGGTCGTTCCGAGCGCGGAGAGTTTCGTTTTCCTGTCGGAGGCTGCCGATTTCCTCCGCAAGCTTGCCGCCGGAGACCGCCGCCGAAAGCCAGTCCACCGCTTTTTGCTTCAAAGCCCGACCGCCCATGCCGATGCGCCGAAGGGCTTCTTCATTGGCATGGGCGAGGTCTTCGACGGTCCTGATGCGGAGGTCGAGGAGCATACGAACTTGCGCCGGGGACGCCGGCGGCCAGAGTTCGATGGCCGTCCCTTCCACGGGGCTTTCCCGGCCGGACTTCCAGTCCGCGAAGGCGCCTTTGAAGGCTTGGAACCATTCCCGCGGAAAACGACCTTCATCCACGTCCTGCCGGAGCTTTTCCAGCCATTCCTCGGCGACGCGCTCGATCCGATCCTTCGACCCCATCGGCGTGATCAGGGCGTAGGCAACGTCTTTGCTGACGTAGTGGCCAGCCTCGATGCTGGCGGCCCGGTCTTCTTCCGCACGGAACTCGAAGGTCACGTAGGGCGGACGGGCTTCTGCGATTTGAACCATGAGATACTCCCACAAGTGCCCTCCCAAAAAAGGTCAGGGCCGAAGCCCTGACCAACACCGTGGGAGGTGGGCGGTGGCAGGGGCCGAAGCCCCTTGAGAGGTTACAGCGGAGAGGTAGTCTTGCGAACCCAGCCGTATTCGCCGCTGGCAAAGGCGGCGTCGGCGGTGTAGCTGCCGGCGGCGTCGGTCAGAGCGAAGGCGGCGCTGACGGTGCAGGTACCGGTGGCCACGGCTTCACTGGCGCGAACGTAGACCCAGGTCTGATTGGAATCGTCGATTTGAGCGGTGCCGAGCTTGAACTCCTTGTCGGCGGTGCGGCGGGAAGGGTTGGGACCCACCATCGGGATGACGAAAGGCATAGCGAATGCTCCTCAGTGTTGGTTGGAATCTCCGCGGGGTTACTATTGCATAATCCCGCGGAGATTCATCAGGCCTTCATGACGCCCTGGAGGCTGCGGTTCGAGCAAGTCAGGTTGCCCATCCACAGCACCGGAACCACGGCGGCGTCCTGGTTGGTCGGACGGAGTTCGTCCATCACGGCCATGTCAGCGTCCTTGTGGACGACGAGTTCCAGGTAGTCGGTGTTCAGGAAGTACGCCGAGTTGGTCGGAATACCGCTGCCGCCGTCGAAGATCACGTCCGCGTTCTTGTACTTCAGGGACACGAAGCCGGCGTTGGCCTTGGTCTCGTCGGTGTAGCGCTTGAGGGAGAGCTGCGACTGCTCGAAGAGCGTGAAGTAGTTGTTGTCCATCACGATCAGGTCGGGCTGGTCGTCGCCGCGGGTGAGGGCCAGCCAGAGCGGAAGCATCAGGCTTTCCATCGTGGTCGGGCCAGGGGTGATGGCGGCGCCACCTTGGAGCGGGGCCGCAGCGGACTGAACCTTGTTGCGCCAGAACGTCCAGGTCGACGAGTCGATGCCGCCGATCGTGCCGGTGCCTGCGTTGGCGACAATGGCCTGCAGGCCGTTGACCTGGTTGGCGAGCGTGCCGTCGCTGTACATGTCGGCGGAGAAGTTGTTCTTGAACGTGCGGATGGCATTCTTGACGCGGGACTTCACCAGGTTGATGATGCGACTGTCGCCGGCGTTGGTGCGGAGTTCGAGGCCGCTGGCAGTGACGTTGATGGCGATCTGGCGCCACTGGTATTCGGCCGCGGAGATCACGTCGCTCGCGCCGATGTTCAGAACGTCATAGCCGCTGTAGCGCTGATAGGTCGCGTTCTCGGCGTAGTCGAGCGGGGTAACGATGGACAGGCCGCCGTCTTCCTTGCGCACCTGCTTCTTGTCGTAGATCCGACGAAGCAGGGCGTTGTTCTTGGAAACGTTGTCGGTGATGTCCTTGCGGTGCTTGCGGAAGGTCGTCGAGACCAGTTCCGTGAAGACGGCATTCGGAGAGGGCATGGCTTGGCTCCTGAAAAGTTCGGATTACGCCCTGGAGCGAATCGCTGCCAGAGTCGCATTGAGCGTGTCGTCGATGCTTCCAACGGGAGCCGCTGCGCTCACCGCTTTGGGGCGGGTTGTGACGTTCACGGAAGAGGCTTTGCGAGCCTCTTCAATTTTCCGCTTGGCTTCCACAGCCTTACTCGCCTCGGACTCCGCCGTCAGACGGGCTTGTTCCTTGGCGCGGGTGGCCGGGTTAGCCCAAACGGCCTTCTCGTAAGCGTCGGCGAGGGAACTTGCGGCACCCGCACGGAGCAGGGCAGCGATATCGCCGGCGACTTCATCGAAGTATTGATGGGCAGGATCGGAGGCGAAGGTGTTGAGCTCTTCTTGGAGGGCCTGACGGGCGGCGTTGGCCTCGCGTGCCTCGCGTTCCATGAGACGGGATTGTAGCCCTGCGAGCTGCGATTGCAAGGTGGCAACTTGCGGGTCGATGAAAGACGGCTCGCCGGAAAGGTTTTCGAGCGACACCCCGTAGTCCTGCGCCAGCCGCTGGAAGAGCAGTGACTTCTGCTCGGGCGTCCCAGTGGCGAGGAGGTGGTGCGCCTTCATCAGGCCGTCAACTTGGTCGAGAGGGCTGAGGCCGGCGGCCTGAAGCATCGGCATGTACGGGGAGAGGATTCGCTGAACGGATTTCCCGACCTCCGCATCGGCTTTGTAGCTTTCGATGCCGCGGAAAATGTCGTCTTCGCGTTTGAGGACTTCCCGCTGAACCTCCGGCGGAAGGGCCTGCCATTTGGCGGCAGCCTCCGGGCGCCAGGTTTTGGGCGGTGCGAGCTGCGGTTCTGCCGCCGGAGTTTCTTCGTCAGCCGGCTCGGAGGGGGCAGGTGTTTCCGTGAGCTCTTCCCCGCCTTCAGCCGGCTCCGCGGAGTCGCCCTCAGCCAGCTCGGGGAGATCATCCCCCTCCTCCACCACCTCGACAGGGGGTGCTTCTTCCCCACCGAAAAGATCCGCCGAGATCGAGTCGACGGCGCTGGTCACATCAAAATCTTCGTTTTCCGTTCCCACGGTAATTCTCCTTACTGTCGTTCCACAGTAGCAGTCACTCCGGACTGCACCTCACTTGCCAGTTGTTCAAGTTTCCGTGACGGCAAGTTTGCCACGAATTCTTCTGTTGTACGATCGAGCATTGCTTCGAAGGCGCTGTCGGCCGCCTCGGCCCGCCGACTTGCGTCATGGGTTTCCCCCGGCTCAAGCACCCGACAGCCATGCCGGCGCAGGTTTTCTTCGTGCGCCCTGCGCCCTTCGATGGTGCGGCCAGTAATCGGGCATTGATACGCGGGGTAATCCCCCCTGACGGCAGGTGCGCAAATCCGCCTCTCGGCAAACTCCCCGCAAGCGCACTTCTGCGGAGAGTCGTATTCCGCGAGGCGGAGTAGCCGCTCGAAAGTCGAATGGCAGGACGGGCAGCGGAAAAGGTAAGTGGGCATGAGTTACTCCGCGGGATTATTGCTGTTTAATCCGGCGGAATTTGCCGCCGCATGGGCAGCGGACTGCTCCCGCAACGCCACACCGTATTCCTTCACCGCCAGCGACTTCTCCATTTCGATCTCTTTCATCGCCATCTTCTTCATCATGTCGATTTCTTTCGCCGCGAAGCGTTTTTCCAGCTCAAACTCTTTCCTCGCCATTTCGAGTTCAAGCTCTTTTGCCTGGAGCTCCTCTTGAGCTTTGGCTAGCTGCTCTTGCGCCTTCGGGTCCTGTGCAGGTTGTTGGGGCGCCGCCATCTTGGCAATTTCATCCTCCACGTCCGTGCCGAAGCGGTACCGCCGGGTAACTCCGAGAAGGATTGCCTTGGCCGCGTTGAAGGGGAGCGTGCCGCTCTGCACCATCGGCGCGATGCCGTTGAAGTACTGGGAAATCGCATTGAGAAACTCCCCCATGTTCTGCTTGTCTTCGGTCGCCTCGGCGTCGACAGTGGAGTTGGTTTCCACTTCCACGCGATAGGCGCGGAGAGTGTCGTTACGCAGGAGAGAGGTGACTTCCTCCACAGAAGGTTGGGAGAGGATTGACTGAAGTTTCTCAAGCTGCGCGGCGACCTGCGGAGGGGCGTTCGGAGTTGCCTGAGCTTGCCCGAGAAGTGCCTGTGCCTGGGCTTTCTGCGCTTCGCTGGGGAGGGTGATGTCAGTCATCTCCCCAATGGTTTCCGGGGAGAGCTTGGTGCAGGCGATCTCCGTCATCAGGCGGAGGCAGTCCCTGACAAATACAGAGACCTTTTTCTGCATCCGCTTGAGGCGGAGGGTTCCCCACTGGTTTTTGATGTTCTGCGCCGTCGCGGTTTCGGAGGCGACGGAAGCGCCGCGCAGGATGTCGCTGATCCCTGTGATCTCGTAGATCACGGTTTTGACCTGCTCCCGTTGGATATAGAGCTGCTGCAGAACCGAGATCAGTTTCTCGATCGGCATCAGGTAGATGGCCTTTTCGAGGGAAAGGCCTTGCTGCAGGGCGGCAACGTTTTCCGCAGGGATGAGGGTGTTATCCTCCGAGGACAGGAGCTTGTCCAGGCCTTCAAGCGTCGAATCGTAGAAGCCGCGAACCTTGAGCGCCTTCACGATGCGGTTGATACGCAAGGTGATGGTGTTGAGTTCCTCCGCCTGCTGCCGATATGCCTCGTACAGAGGGACGGGAGTGAGATCCTTGATCTTGTCGAAGAAGGTCAAAGGCTTCGGGATGGGGAAAAATCCCTGCAGCCCGAGAGGGTCGTTCACGCGCTTGATCGGCGCTGCCGGTGCGGTCGGGGCAATGAACAGGACTTCCCGAGAAGCCTTATCCCAAATCTCGAAGACTTGGGCGAGCATAACCTCCCCATCATCCCCGTCGCCGGCGGAATCCCGCTCCTCCGAAGAGGATTCATTGGAGGCTTTGCTGGAGATAGTGAATTGAACCTGCGCCCCGGAATCACCGAAATTGGACTTGAACTCCTCGCGAGACATGAAGTGCTCGCGAGCGGCCCACGGCACATCGCGCCAATGCTTCGCATAGCCATGGTAGAACCGATCCCAGGGCACAAATTCGCCGACAACCGTTTCGGAGGTGAGCTGCTCTTCGACGATCTGGGCATCGTAGCGGAACCACACCAGTCCCCGGCCCGGGACAAGGGCTTCAAGGACAGCCTGGGCGAAAAGCTCGTCCGCGGAAGGGGTAGCGTCCGAGCCGTTGTCAAGGAGATAGGAAAGCGTCCGCTGGATGACCAGAGCCCCGACCTTCGCGACTGGGCGGTCGTCGTGGAAGCGCCTGCGGACGTCAGGCCGCGGCAGGTTGTTGTACAGCGCCGGAGCGAGGGTTTCGGTATTGCTGTAGAGGATGTTGAACTGGGTGGTCTCGGCCCGCCCGCATTCGTAGAGGGTGACGAGATCCGCCGCGGACTGACGCCAGTCCTTTTCCCGCTTGGCCGCGTCGGAGAGTTCCTGCAGCCAGCCGGCGACTTCGGTGGAAGGTGTTTGGGAGGGCATGGCGTTCGTGTCCTTTATTCGGTTGCCGCCAGTCTAGCCTGACGATGCTTTTCAATCAACTCGGAGATTGTCATTTCCCCCGGATTCTTCGGCAAGCGCGAAGTCGGTGGAGGTGTGATGCGGGGAATCCAAGGCCTCGACATGACGGCATAGCGCGTCTCGTCCGCAGCGTGGTCCTCCCCGTCAGTGTCAAGGTCTTCCGAGTCGATTTCGTCGTGCTGAAGGACCGGGAGAGTGCGGATGGTGTCTTCGCAGCAGTCGCAGAAATACATCATCGGGACGCCAGCCTCGCCCGTAAGCCTTTGGCGTAGCTGTTCCCAGCCCGCTTTGCGTTTGTTGTCCGCGCGACGCCAAGAGCAACGGTGAATTGCCATAGTCTCACCGATGGAAGGTCCGCCGTCACGGATGAAAATAGCTGGGTCAGCCACGCCATACCGAATCCTTTCACCTTTTTCGCGGAGAACGATCCCATCCGCGACTTGATCTGCGGTCATTTTAAGGCCAACGTTCGGGCCTTTTGCCCCGTACCACTCACGATACTTAACAATGGCGCCCTTCGGCAGGGAACGTCCGGCGCACTCGTAGTCCTTGTCGAGGACAGCGTACCAGCCCACACTGAAAGGCTTAGCCGAGCCCCAGTCAAAAGCGCGGAAGCGCAGAATACCTGGGTTTGCAAGCACAGGCGCAAAAGCTGCAGAGGGGAGAACATGGCGAGCCTCGTCCCATTCGTCGAAGAAGGCTCCGTCAACGATGTCCCAGTTCCCTTCGAGCCAGGCTTTGACAAGGGCTTCGGAGCCGGACTGACGCAGGCGGAGAATGTAGGTCGGGTCATTCCGCATGAGGAGCTGGTTATCCCCGATTTTTGAGGGGATGAAGACGCGATCGAGGGAGACGGTTTGCTTAACTCCGTCGATTTCGACTTCAGTGGATTCGGTGATAACCTCATAGCCAGCGGGGTTCGGGTCGATGTAGCGTTTTTTGACCCAGTTGTGGCCCGCTCCGCCGGGGTTTCCGGTCAAACGCATACCGACTGGAACACCCGCGCCGGAGCGTAGCGTTGCGCGGAGCTTGTCGATTGGGGCAGGGGAAGGGAAGTTGGTGACTTCCTCGACGTAAACGCGGGTGTAGGAGTGGCCTTGGTATTCCTCGGCGTCACTGTCGCGTTCGAGGTAGGCGAATTTAAGGCGGGCGCCGTTCGCCATTGTCCAGGTTTTCGCCTGCTCGTTGTACTTCGCCCCGAGTTTGGTGAAGATCTGCTTCGTCCGCGCGATGACCTCCGCGAGCTGGACAAGCTTTCGGCGGAAGAAGATACCAATCGCGGCTTCGCCGTAGAGGGATGAGTGCTGAAGCCAGTCCCCGATGGAGGATTCGGTCTTCCCCCCTCCCCGAGCTCCGCCGTAGAAGACCTCAAAGACCGGGCACTCAAGGAGAGCGGTCTGTGGGCCGGGCTGCGGTTGCCAGAGGATCTGCTGGCTGGAGGGGGGTAGGGGCATGTCGGGGGGGCTTGGGGTTGTGCTTTTCGGGGAAGGTGTTGCGGGTGCCGATTGTCTCGGCGCCCCGGAGCCTGCCAGGTCAGGTGCGCGCCACCTTGGGGATGGGCGCGCGAGGGGGATTAGAACGCGATCTTGGTCGGATCGTGCCGATAGACGCACTCGCCCTGCCAATCGACAAACCAGTCGTCTCCGGTGCGCCAGTGCGTAAGCTGCTCGACCTCAGTCGGCTTCAGCACGACGATTTTTCCGGCACGCTCAAGCTCGTCCATGTGCGCGACACGATCACGATACGCGGTCAGCGTGTCATCATAATTACCGTACCCCCCATCCAGTATTTCGTGGTCGTAGGTCGTTAGGTGCAGCCCCGCCAGCCCGACATATTCCAGTTCTTTCCGTACCGTAAAATTCGTCCCGTCAAAAAAGCTGTAGTCGTCTCTGTTTGCCGCCCTATTGCGGTTTGTGCCCATGTGCGGACGATTAAAGCGGCCATTTCGCGGGATCAACGGGCCAGCGTTGAACCACATATTCCGGTTGATCGACGTAAGGAAAGGGTTCCATCCAAACTCCCCATCAACCGTATCTGCCCGCGCCGCATCAACGCCGAATTTCCGCAGCGCCGCCGCTACGTCGGTGCCCTCCGCCAGCCTGCCGCGATTCTGCAACCACTGATGCCAGCGCATCCCGACCGGATTGACGCCCGCTTCAAGCAACGCGCGGCGCTGATGATAGAACACGGGCGAGAATGCGGACTCCGGCGTGCTACCGTCTGTCGCCAGTGGGTCGGGGATGTTCGCGCCGGTGAGTACGTGCCCGTGACAAAATACATCCGCGCCTAGGTCACTTTGCGCTTTCAGATCAGCGATGCTCGGGTAAATGCCCGTGCCGTCGACTCGGTTTGCGCTGACTCCCCAGCCCCACCCTCTGGGCAAAAAATCACGAACCATCAAATCGCGCGCCGACTTGTAACAGCCGTCCAGGATATGCGTCACTACACCAACAGGCCATTCCTCTGAGTAAATTTCGTCAATATGAATATCGACAGCCGCAGTCGATGTAACGTCAAAGTACAGCTTGTCAAACTCAAACCACTTTTCATCCACCCCCCACGGCGCGGGGTTGCCCATCTTGTTCCCGTCGCGGGATGTCAGCGCAAAACTACGCCACTGATTGTTCCACCGGCTACTGTATACCGGGTCCGTGCAGCCGAACCTCGAAATACCGCCGAACTCCACAATCCGCATTGACCATTGGTTTGTCCCGTTGTCGGGCGTGAAACCGATGAAAAGGTGCTCGACCTTGGTCCAGTCTGTGCACTTAATGCGGAATCGCACAGTCCCACCAGCCCGAACTTTCGTGGCGGGGATGCCAACTTCGGTCGGGGTCGGAAGCGGAAGCGTAACGCGGCGGTTTGTCGCCGCTCCATTGAGCGCCGCTTTAATAGAGCCGAATCCGCGCTTGCTTGTGCTCGCGTCGTGACTGACTGTTAAAACATTGCCGGTGGTTCCGTCTGCGGGGCTGACTAGCGCAGTCATCCCCGCATGCAGCACCGGCTGCAAGATCGGGATGTGACTCGGGCGCATCCACGACGGGTCACTCATGACATCGCGCCGAATTCCAGACACGACCGTACCCGCCGCGAGTTTAATCCCCCCACCCGGCCCCGTTGTAGCCATGACCGGCATCGTCGCAGGGCCAACCCCATCGAACTCCGGCAGCCTATTATACCCCACAGGCAGCGGAGCCGCAGATTCATTCGTACCACTGAGCAAAGCCCCGCCTTGGGGATACCCGATAACTTGTGCCATGGCAATTCCTTAAACAATTGCGTTGATGGTAGAGGCTTGCGCCCCATGAGCGGCGGCCCAGCTCTCCGCGGAGTCTGCTTTCCCCGGCAGCGCCACAACGAAATTGGTTTGAACGTTGAGGTTTTGCTGCCGAGCGCCGTATCCGAGGGCCTTCGAGGCGATTTCCAGCCCCTTAAGAGCGAGATCAGCGGAGTTCGTGATCGTGAGCTTCTCCAGCACCACGTCGAGGGACTTGTCCGCGAGGGCCTTGAACTTCTCTTCGATACTGAAAGCGATCGCGGGATCGACGAGTTCGGCCTTGCGAAGGGCCAGCCTCGCGAGAAAGGCGTCCGAGTTCATGACCCGCGAAACCCAAGGCGTCGTGTAGCCGAAGTGCGCCGCGATTTCGTTCTGGGAAAGTGCCGGATTCGCCACGATCAGGTCGATCATAGCGTCGTGGGTGTACTTGACTCGGGCGATGCTGTTCGCGGCACTTTCCGTGCCGATAAGCGGGGCTGACATGGCCGGGCCCTCCATGGGCAGTTATTGGGTGGTAGCCTACACTGCGTTGACGGGTTAGTCAAGGACAATGGCGGGCGGCTGGGATGGCGGGGTCGGAGGAAAACTAGGGACAAACCCCGCGGGATTAACCAGCCATAACCCCCCGGAATTACCCCCTCCCAGACCTTTTTCCTCCCCGCCACTGACCACCTCTGCAAACAACCCCCCGCCGTCAGGGCTTGCCCCCCCCCCCTACCACCTTTTACGGGCCTGAGGAAGGGAAATAGGCCGTGGCGTGGGGAGGTGCAATGCCCGGTTA